CAGCCAGGCGTCCATCTCCGCCTTGGTGAGGGTGCGGGAGGCAAAGATGCGCTGCGGCGGCACAAGGATTTGCCGCACCTCGCCGTCCATGTAGGCGACGTGATCCCGCAGGCCGCGCTCAGTGCCCTTGATCCTGTGGAGGCGAATGGCGTTCGCGATGACCTTCCGTTTCCGATCCTCGGGCCAGCTATCCAGCCAAAGGTCCACCGAGAAGGCGTGGGCCAGCACCTCAAGGAACTGCGGCGGGCAGGTCCACGGGTTCCACACCTCGCGCGTGGGGGCGTTGATGCCCTCCAAGCGCACGCCGACCGCAGAGAGCGCCTTGTTCAAAGGCGTCTCGCTCATCGGCAGCAGGTGGTCCTCGTATGGGATCACGGCTCGACCTCAACGTGGATGGTGATGGCTGTGCAGTGCGCCGCCTGCGATGGGGTGGGCACGATGTCGGCCGCGGGTTTGTGCCGCGTCACCCGGAGCACGTTGCCGACGTAGGCCGCGCCCTCTAGCGCGTTGCCGTAGACCCGCGCGCCGATGGCGAAGCGAGCGTCGGCCACCCGCTGCACCGCCTCTTTGGCCGCCTGCGCCACCACGGATGGCGCCGGCCCGCGCGGGACCAGAAGCGTCAGCTCCACCTCGTAGGGGATGATCGACGCCGCAGCGACGACCACCTCGTCCGTGAGCGGCTTGACGTTGTCCCGCCACAGTTGGTCGCGCACGAGCGCGACCGTCTCCTCGCCGACCGGCTCGCCCTCACTGCCGAGCAGGTAGACCTCCACGCGACCGGGGATGCCGTGCACGGCCGGCCCGACGACGTTGATGTCTCGCGCCTGCGGCCACACAGTCAGGGCGTGGTAGATGTAGCCGTCCGGCGAGCCCGCCGCTGGCGCCGCAAAGCTCGTCAGATACCGGATCAGGAGTGCCTGATCGCTCTCCATCACGGCCGGCGTGTTCGTCTCCGGGTCCGCCGGCGTGATGACGAGCCGCCGCACGTTCGCGCGGGCCACGATGGCGTCAAGGTCCGCGCCGGTGGCATAGGCCGGCAGGACGGCGCGCACCGCGCTATTCACGCGCGACCGCATCATCAGCTCGCGGTAGGCGTGCGCCTCTTGGTCGATCTTGATCGGGTCGAACTCCAGCCCGCCCACGTCATACGGGAAGCCCGCCTCGTCGGCTCGACGCTGGAACTCGGCCATGCGCTCGGCAAGGATGGTCTCCTGATCCAGCTCCTCGATGGCGTCCGGCACAGGGAGCCCCTGCGGGTTGATGATCGGCGCAATGAAGCGGTTCATATTGAGGGTCATTCCGCGGCCTCCCGAACGTTCACGCCGTCGTCGTTCGCGGTGAGGACCACCTTGCGGCCGCCCTCAACGGTGTAGTCCCCGAGGTGCGCCCGCGGCCGGTAATAGCCGACAAGCTCCAGCCTAAGCCGGCCCGAGCGCAGCTCGTCCGGCCCGGACAGAAGGTTGATCTTCACGAGAGCGAAGCGGGGCTCAAAAACGAGCGCCGCATAAAGCGCGGTAAAGAACCGCAGGAGCGTAGGCGGGTCGATGTTCTCGCCGAGCATGCGCGGGATCAGCGACCCCACCCACCGGCGGATGATCCGTGACCCGAAGGGCGTGGCAAAGATGGCCTCAAGGCACAGGACCACATGCGCCCAGCCGGAGACCGGGCGCCCTGTCCAGCGGTCCACGCCCGCGCCGACCGGCCGTGCCATAGGTCACCCCCTCCGCTTGCGGCGCCCCTTTGGAGCCTTGTCGCCTTCGGTCTCGGTCTCCTGCGGCTCCTCCTCGACCGCCGGCTCCACTGCCGACACGGGAGCAGCCGGCGCGTGCTCGACCACCACACGCTTCTCCACCCTGGCCTCATCGACCGGCAGCAGGAGGCCGCGCGCCACCTCATAGGAGGCGTCGAGTTCCGACAGCGTGAGCACGTCCCCCGGATTGACCCGACGGCCCGCCACCCACGGCGGGGCGTTGTCAGCGACGATGAACTTTTTCATGGTGTCCTCCATGTCACGGGAACCTCGGCGCGCCCCAGCGCGCGCGTGCGAGTGCGGGGCGCTAGGCGCGCCCGCGGGTCCGGCGCGTATTCCAGCGGCGGGGTGAGGCACGGCCGCACGGTGCCAAGCGTCAGCTCAAATGCCGCGTTGTACGGGTTGAGCCACCCGGTCAGGGAATTCGGAAAAACGAGCGTCCCGTGGTCGCGTGCCCGCATGATGCAACGTGCCCCTCGCGGCAAGTCGGAATGCCGCCGATGCGAAACGTTGGTGTGCCCTGTGCCATCACCGGGTTCGTGGTGTGGGGCGGAAGCGGCGGGTGCGGCGCCACGTGGTCGCCCTGCACGACGACGGGGATGCCGTTGACCTTGAACCACGGCACCTGCATGCCGAGCTGCACGCCGCCGGCGTAGTCAACGCCGACAAGAGCGATGCCGGGCATGTCAGGCCGCCCGCTTGAGCTGTTCCCGCGCCAGCTCCAAGCAACCCTCGAAGGGCTGCTTGCCGATCATCGCGGCGCGGTCGCCGTCCACGAGAAACAACCAGCGCTCTTCGCCGCCGTGGAAGGTCATCAGAACGTCGTCGTCTAGGTTCACGACGGCAAACACGGTGACGCTAGGGCAATGCCGCCAAAGCTGGCGAGCGAAGACGAGCGCTAGATCCTCGACCGGGCTCACGCCGCTGCCGCAGCGAGGAACCGGCGGATGGCCGACAACATCGAGGACGGTAAAGCTCGGGTTGCGGTCGTGGTCGAGGGCGATGCCTTCGACACGCATAACGCCGTCCTGCCGCGTCATCGTGATGCTGGCCGCCCGGAACTCACGCGGCATGCGCGCCAGTAGCGAGGCGATGCGCGACTGGAACTCGGGGAAACTCACGGTCTCGGCGTTCATGGCGAACCTCAGTTGTCGAATTGGTAATCGGGCGCCCTCATCTTGAGCCCGCTGCCCGTCAACTCGAACGTCGAGCCGTCGCACTCGACGAACAGCCGCGGCACCTTCACGATGATCTCGTTACCCCGGAGCTCAATCCGGCAGGAGCCGAACGTCAGAACGTGCTCATCACCCTTCTGCGACGGCGAGGCGTTCTGGTTGCTCCACGTCATTGGCAGAGCCACCGCCTGTCGCGGGTCGCCGGTCGGTGACAGGAGCGTCATCTGCTGCCCTACGCTCGGCGGCGTGTGCACCTTGAGCGCGCCGGCGATCTGGGCATATGGCACCCACGGCCCGACGAACGGCTTGTCGTCCGTCCCTCCAAGCCGGAGCCGGACCCGCTGCTTTTGCGGATCAACCTGCTCAACGGTGCCGTGCCGGACCATGCCGGCGACGCGCCGCTCCAGCTCGGCGACGCGCGCGACCGCTTCGACAAGCTCACGCATTGCCTTCCTCCGGCGGCACAGCCGCGTCGAGCATGTCCTCGTCCACCACGACGCCGCTCGCCCCCTCCGATTGGATGACGACCGTTTCGAGCGGGCCGGGCTCCTCGTCGAGCGGCGGATTTTCGATGGCCGGGCCAATGCCGATCTGGATCGCGCCGCGATCCCGGAGGCCGAGGTCAGTGGCAACCCGCCGCCAATCCACCAAGTCCGGCGCCTCGATCTCAGCTTGGATCAGGTCAGCAAGGCTGGCGGTGTCGGCCCCCAGTCCCCGCAGGGCCACAAGAAAACGATCCCACACGCTGCCGGGCTCAACCGGGGCAAATGGCGGCTCAGCCATCACCTTACACGAATAGACGATCTGGCGGGCGGCGAAGCGGACGCCCTTCTCAGACCCGGCGCCACGCCGCAGCGTGACGCGCTCGAAACCATCAATGAAGGTCCGCAGCAGGTCGGACCATTCGTTGCCGGCCAGAAAGGCCCGGTCCACCTGCCGACCCATGATGTCCAGCACCGCCTCCAGCCCGCCGTCTGTGTGCGGGATGACGACGTGCTGCTCCGTGCCCTCGCCATCGTCAAGCGGCACCGTGACGGACGCGGCGCACGCCAGCTCGACGATAAGCTCCAGCGTGCGGTCGGAGTTGAGCAGGTCTCGGCCGCGTGCGTCCAGCGACCCCTCGTCCGTGGCGACGGTGATGACCGGCGCCGCGTCGGCGTGGTCCGTGAGGTCAAGCGGCGTCAGGGCGCTGTCCTTGACGCGGGTGCCCGCCAGCGTGGCGCCCCGGAGCGCCTGTATTGCGCAGATGCGCACAGCGAGGGCGGTTAGGCTCATGACAGCACCCGCGTCAATTCGATGAGCAAGTCGCCGCCGTCCAAGTGGTGGACAACGTTCGCTTGGTACAGCCTGTGACCGGACACGTCGGGGAGATGCACATGGTCCCCGCTTCTCGGCAGATAGCCGATCTTCGCCGCCTCAGCGGCGACGATCTGAACCGCGGCCTCAGCGAGCACCGTCCTTGTGGTGCCGGGAAACGCGCCCTGCGACCGCTGCCCGCGAACGTCGTCGGTGTCCGGGGCGAGGCTGAACACGCCCCGGACCTCAACGGCCGCACGGTCAGGATCGGGACCGACCGTATACTCCCCAGACCGCATCGGCCGGATTTGGCAGGCCGTCCCGAAGAATGCGGTGACGGCCTCGCCGGCCAGCGCGTCGAGCTGGTCCCACAGAGGGTTCATGCGTCAGCCGAGACGAACAAGGCCCGTGCTGGACGGGTTGGCCGCTGCGGCCACCGCATGGCCGATCTGGACATTGGCCCCGCTGTCGTCGTCGGTCGTGCACACCTTGTCGCCGGCATCCCAGTAGATGGCAGCGCCGAGCGTCCACGCCTCGGCCGCCACCTTGGGCAGCTCGTAGACGCCACCGAGCTTGATCGTGACGGCCTCACCGGAGGCCGCATCGTGCGCAGCGATGCCAACGAGACCTCCGGCAATGACCACATCGCCGGAGGCCACCGTGGCAGGGGCCGGAATGGTCAGCACCTCGCCGCTGGAGACATAATTCTTCATCGTGATTGCTCCGATGCTTGATGAGAAAAAAGCGGCCCCTTAAGGGGGGCCGCTCATTGACGGGTCCAGACGATCAGGCGCCGGGGTTCTTCCAGAGGCCGCGCCAGTCGATGACCTTGGCGCCGACGTCGAGGCGCACCTTGACCTCGACACCGTCGATGTCAAAGCCCATGCGGGTATCGGTGTAGACGCCCCGCTGCCCCTCCAGATAGGCCAGCTCGACGACATCGATCAGGCCCGGCGAGGCCGCAAGATACCACGCCTTGGCGTCGCCCTGGACGTTGGAGCGCGGGATACCGTTATCGAGGCGCGGCTCCGCAATCGGCACCAGCGCCTTCATGCTGTTCGGCACCGCGTCGTCCGGCTTCGTGGCGTAGATCTGCCCGAGGAACTGCTCGACGGCCGTCTGGAGAGCCACCGGCACAATGATGTAGGACGGGCTGATGTTGAGCACCGTCTTGCCATCGAGGCCGGTCTGCTTCGCCATGGCCGCGCGGGCAGCGCCGACGCTGGTGGCGGAAATGGCCGCGCCCGTCGAGGCGAGGTTCTTGTGCGAGCTGTGGAACAGCGTCACACCGTCGCCCATCGTGGGGTTGCCGAGGAT